TATGGCAGCAGAACCAACAACATCCAATGTAGCAGCCGGACTTGTTGTACCAATACCAGCTTTGCCAAGTACATACAAATTTGACGCGGTTAAACTGCCACTGAAACCACTAGCTTTTATAAATTGCGTAGCTATAATTGATCCTGTAATTCTAGCGCCTTGTAATATTGCCATATAATATAATTATTTATTTATCAATCGATTTATTGTTATTTGTTGTTCATCAACTATCTGCTTCAATTCTTTAACACCCTGTATCAATACAGCTGTCAATTTACTATAATTTATACCAGATATATTACCCAACTCATCATAACTAACAAATTCAGGATATATCTTCACAACCTCTTCAGCTATCAAACCAATACTAAATTCATTGTTGCTCTTATACCTAAATGTCACCGGATTCAATAACACAATCTTGTCCAATTGCGGCGGCAATAAAGGCATAATATCCGTTTTAGTATTTTCACTAGACGTTTCTATCAATGTAGTAGCACTAACAGTTCCAACAACTGTTAATGTAGTACCATCCACACTTAAAAAATTAACACTCTGTAACGTAGTAAGACCAGTAGTTTTTACCAAATAATTAGGCTGATCAGTAAAACTACCACCACTAATTCCACTGGTACCACTAGGAGCACTAATACCACTAGTGCCACTCGTACCACTGCTACCACTAGTTCCACTTATACCACTACTTCCACTACTAGCACTAGCACCTCCACCAGCACTTACACCACTTGTTCCACTTGTACCAACAGTACCACTACTACCACTCGTTCCGCTTGTGCCACTCGTACCACTGCTACCACTGGTTCCACTGGTTCCATTTCGACCACTTGTGCCACTGCTACCACTTGTTCCGCTCGTTCCACTTGTGCCACTTGTTCCGTTTGTTCCACTTGTTCCGTTTTGACCGCTACTACCACTTGTGCCGCTCGTTCCACTACTACCACTTGTACCACTACTACCACTTGTGGCACTATTACCGCTGCTACCACTATCACGACTAAATCCGCTTGTACCACTGCTACCACTAGTACCACTTGTTCCGCTTGTTCCGCTTGTGCCACTTGTACCACTGGTTCCATTTCTACCACTGCTACCACTAATACCACTGCTACCACTGCTACCACTAGTTCCACTTGTTCCGCTAGTGCCACTCGTTCCATTTGTTCCGCTTGTTCCGTTTTGACCACTGCTACCACTTGTTCCACTTGTACCGCTACTACCACTTGTTCCGCTTGTTCCACTGGTGCCATTTGATCCGCTTATACCACTTGTACCACTAGTACCATTAGTACCACTGCTACCACTAGTACCACTGGTACCACTTGTTCCGCTTGTTCCACTGGTGCCATTTGATCCGCTTATACCACTTGTACCACTAGTACCACTGCTACCACTTGATCCACTTGATCCACTTGTTCCACTTGTTCCACTTGTGCCACTAGTACCATTTGTACCATTTGACCCACTTATACCACTTGTTCCACTCGTTCCACTGGTACCATTTGATCCACTCGTACCACTAGTGCCACTGGTACCACTGCTCCCACTTGATCCACTTGTTCCGCTTGTGCCACTAGTACCATTTGACCCACTTGATCCACTTGTACCACTTGATCCACTTGACCCACTTGATCCACTTGACCCACTTGATCCACTTGACCCACTTGACCCACTTGATCCACTTACACCAGACGATCCGCTACTACCACTAGTACCGCTTGTGCCACTAGTACCATTTGACCCACTTATACCACTTGTGCCACTTGATCCATTACTGCCGCTTGTTCCACTTGTTCCGCTTGTGCCACTAGTACCACTTGATCCGCTTGTACCACTTGTGCCACTGCTACCACTGGTACCACTTGATCCGCTTGTACCACTTGTGCCACTGCTACCATTAGATCCACTTGTACCGTTAGATCCACTTGATCCGCTAGTACCAGACGATCCGCTACTACCACTTGTACCGTTTGATCCGCTTATACCACTTGTGCCACTTGTACCACTGGTGCCGTTTGTTCCACTGCTACCACTTATACCAGACGATCCGCTACTACCACTTGTACCGTTGGATCCACTTGTGCCACTTGTACCGTTAGATCCGCTTGTACCGTTAGATCCGCTTGTACCACTTGATCCACTTGATCCGCTTGTGCCACTTGATCCACTTGATCCACTTGATCCGCTTGTGCCACTTGATCCACTTGATCCACTTGACCCACTGGTGCCGTTCGATCCGCTTGTACCACTTGTGCCACTTGATCCACTTGACCCACTTATACCAGACGATCCGCTACTACCACTAGTACCACTAGTACCACTAGTACCACTTGTACCACTTGTACCGTTAGATCCACTTGTGCCACTAGTACCACTGCTTCCACTTGTGCCACTGCTTCCATTTGATCCACTTGTACCACTACTACCACTTGTACCACTTGTACCACTACTGCCACTTGTACCGTTGGATCCACTTGTGCCACTAGTACCACTGCTTCCACTTGATCCACTTGATTCACTTACGCCACTGGTGCCGCTTGTTCCATTTGTACCACTGCTGCCACTTATACCAGAAGATCCACTACTACCACTTGTGCCACTTGTGCCATTAGATCCACTTGTACCGCTTGATCCATTTGATCCACTTGTACCGCTTGATCCACTTGACCCACTTGTACCATTTGATCCACTTGACCCACTTGTACCACTTGTGCCGCTTGTACCACTTGTGCCATTAGATCCACTTGTTCCACTAGTACCGCTTGTGCCATTAGATCCGCTCGTACCACTAGTACCACTAGTGCCGCTTGTGCCATTTGATCCACTAGTACCACTTGATCCACTAGTACCGCTTGTACCACTTGTGCCACTAGTACCGCTTGTGCCACTTGTGCCACTAGTACCGCTTGTACCACTTGTGCCACTAGTACCGCTTGTACCACTTGTACCACTTGTACCACTTGTGCCGTTTGATCCGCTTGTACCACTTATACCAGATGATCCACTTGTACCGTTTGTGCCACTGGTACCACTTGTGCCACTAGTACCACTAGTACCACTTGTGCCGCTTGTACCACTTGTGCCATTAGACCCACTTGTTCCACTTGTACCATTAGATCCGCTTGTTCCAGATGATCCACTTGTTCCACTTGTACCACTTGTTCCACTACTACCAGATGTACCACTTGTACCGTTAGTACCGTTAGTACCATTAGTACCATTTGATCCGCTTGTGCCATTTGATCCACTACTACCACTTGTTCCACTACTACCGCTTGTGCCACTCGTTCCACTACTACCACTTATACCAGAAGATCCACTGCTACCACTTGTACCGCTTGTGCCATTAGATCCACTTGTTCCAGATGATCCACTACTACCGCTTGTGCCACTACTACCGCTTGTACCATTAGATCCACTTGTACCACTTGTGCCACTTGTGCCACTGGTACCATTTGATCCACTACTACCGCTTGTACCATTAGATCCGCTTGTACCAGATGATCCACTACTACCGCTTGATCCGCTTGTACCAGATGATCCACTTGATCCACTTAATCCACTTGAACCACTTGAACCACTAGTACCGTTTGTACCGCTTGTACCACTAGTACCGTTTGATCCACTAGTACCACTACTGCCACTTGATCCGCTTGAACCACTTGAACCACTTGATCCACTTGATCCACTTGTACCGCTAGTACCACTTGATCCGCTTGTACCACTTGTGCCACTGCTACCACTGGTACCGTTAGATCCGCTAGTACCACTTGTTCCATTAGATCCACTTGTACCGGATGATCCACTTGATCCGCTAGTACCAGACGATCCACTTGATCCGCTAGTACCGGACGATCCACTTGTTCCATTCGTTCCATTGGATCCGCTGGTACCAGATGATCCACTTGATCCGCTAGTACCAGATGATCCACTTGAACCGCTTAATCCACTTGATCCACTTGATCCACTCGATCCACTAGTACCGCTTGTACCACTAGTACCGCTTGTACCACTAGTACCACTTGTGCCATTAGATCCACTTGTGCCGTTTGATCCGCTAGTACCACTTGTGCCATTTGATCCACTTGTTCCACTACTACCACTTGTACCACTTGTTCCACTACTACCACTTGTACCGCTTGTACCACTCGTTCCACTTGTACCATTTGATCCACTTGTGCCATTTGTGCCGTTAGATCCGCTTGTACCATTTGATCCACTAGTACCACTTGATCCACTTGATCCACTTGTACCGCTAGTACCACTTGTGCCGCTAGTACCACTTGTGCCGCTAGTACCACTTGTGCCGTTTGTGCCATTAGATCCACTTGTTCCGCTACTGCCAGACGATCCGCTAGTACCAGATGAACCACTTGATCCACTTAACCCACTTGAGCCACTTGAACCACTTGAACCGCTAGTACCGCTTGTGCCACTTGTTCCGCTAGTACCACTGGTACCATTTGTACCACTGGTACCATTTGTTCCATTAGATCCACTTGATCCACTTGATCCACTTGACCCACTTGACCCACTTGATCCACTTGTACCACTGGTACCACTTGTACCGCTAGTGCCGCTTGTACCACTAGTGCCATTTGTACCATTAGTGCCGTTTGTACCATTTGATCCACTTGACCCACTTGATCCACTTGATCCACTAGTACCGCTTGTACCACTTGTGCCGCTTGTACCACTGGTGCCGCTTGTACCACTAGTACCGCTTGTACCACTTGTGCCGCTTGTACCACTGGTGCCATTTGTCCCATTACTACCGGATGATCCACTATTACCAGATGATCCACTTGTACCGCTTGTACCACTTGTACCACTTGTTCCACTAGTACCACTTGTGCCACTGGTGCCATTTGTGCCGCTTGTGCCGTTTGAACCACTGCTTCCACTTATACCAGATGTGCCACTTGTGCCACTAGATCCGCTCGATCCACTTGACCCACTGGTACCACTCGTACCACTAGTACCACTGGTGCCACTAGATCCGCTTGTACCACTTGTACCACTTGATCCACTTGTACCACTTGATCCGCTGCTACCACTTGTACCACTTGATCCACTTGTACCACTTGTGCCACTAGATCCGCTTGTACCACTGGTGCCACTGCTACCACTAGTACCGTTTGTGCCACTTGTACCACTGGTACCACTTGTACCACTAGTACCACTTGTTCCGCTACTACCACTTGTTCCGCTGCTTCCACTGGTGCCTGATCTACCGCTTGATCCTCTTGTGCCACTTGTGCCGGTTGTACCGCTTGTAGTACTTGTACCACTTGATCCGCTTGATCCATCTAATAAACCACTACTACCGCTTGTACCACTGCTTCCATTTTCTCCACTAGTTCCACTGGTTCCTATATCGCCACTTTGACCGCTACTACCACCCTCACCATTTGTACCGCTTGTGCCTTGACTACCACTGGTACCTGAAGATGTGCTTGTACCGCTTGTGCCGCTTGTATTGCTTGTTCCGCTTGATCCAGCTGATCCTTTTTCTCCGCTACTACCACTACTACCACTGGTGCCTGTGCCTGAAGTACCACTGGTGCTGATATTACCGCTTACACCTATGATGTATCCGCATGCATCAAACGAAAAAGTTATGGTTGCGGTATTATCATTATTGAGTACTATTGTTTCTGGTATTAATTGATTGAAATTCTCGTCGTATGTTTGAATTAATACTAGATCTGAGTTTAAATTATGATCAAATACCCAAGTTTTTGATTTTTGATCGCATGGTATTTGTTTAGTAGCAACATTGTTGAAAAACTGAGAACTGGTTCGACAATAAATAATTTTACGTAATTCGTCGATTATTTTAAGAAACAGCTCTGTGGTAGGATCTTTAAAAGTCGCTGTTAATTTTTTATAATCATACAGAGCATTATCCAATTTTATTGGAGAAACCTCGCATGGATCTTTCTTTAATGTTGACATTTCTTATAAATATAACGATACGGTTAAGTAACACCGTGTAAGTGTTAAAAACATAAATATTAATTATATTTAATTAAATAGAGAAATTGGTATTCTTCTCCACTGTCCTGCGCTGTATATATAAAAATAATTACCGTCGTAGCTTACCCAACCATCTTCACCATAATCTGATGATTGATATGGTACTTGATGATAGAACTTGTCAGGAAATCTTTGAAATACTCTAAAAGCGGTATTTATTGGTCTTTTATTTGCAGTTGTGTAAATGGGATTGCCATTGCAATCGTATCCACTGATATAGGTTTGACTATTATAGTCATAATCAAATGTAGCAATTTCTCTTTTTAACCACCCCGCTGGATATTGATAAACATAGATATATTTAGAATCATATGCTAACCAACCATTTTCTCCATAATCGGTGATAGATTTTGGAGCTGGATGAAATGGTGTTTTGGTAACACCTTCAAAACTGGGTTGTATTTTATTATATCCGTCTAAATTTGTTACTTTATTTACATTTAGTGCCATTGTACCTTGACCTGTTACATCTGTGTAATCCAATGGACTATCTTTTAAATTGCTACTATTTTTAATAATATTGTTTGAAATGTTTTCCATTTCACCTGCACTAGCAATTGCATTTTCTTGCAACATTACTTTTCTTACTGTAAATAGCTTTTGAGTGGTATTTTTTACCCCGTCTAAATTTGTTATGTAATTTTCATTTAACAAATATGCATTGACATTTATATCAAATGATGTTTTGATATTACGATCTTCACCTTCATTGATTTCTTGTTCGATGCTATAACTGTCTATTCTGGCTCTGAACTTAAATCTTTCAGCGTCTCCCCAGTAATCTTTAGCTGCATAATTGATTTGTTCCAACAGCTTATTGTTTTGATCTACATAATCAGTCCAAATGATACATTCGTATGTAATATTTACTTGAACTGGTAAACTTACACTGTAAATTTGTTTGGTTGGCTTGCTTGCAAACGCACCTTTGTTCATCAAATCAAATCTGTCATATTTGTTTTTCTCGCTATAATTCATTATGGTTTCATAACTCAAATAACGATTAAATGTTGCAAGATCTTTGTTATTTTCTACACTTTTTCTACGAATCATAACAGCTGGCAACAATATTTTGCCTTGATTGTCTCTGATATGACCAAACTTTTTCATAGCAAACCATCTTTCTGGATTGCCATATATAATTGGCACCTTGACAACTTCACCATTATCGTTTACTTGTAGTCTTAAAGTACTATCTAATGTGTTGATAATAGCTGTATCAACGTCCAATAACGTTACAGTAAAATTCTTTTGTTTATCTGTGTCCCGACGAGTTGCGTTGGCTCTATTATAGAACTTTTTAACATCTGATTGCGCAGATGCGTTTTCAATAGGATTTGGTGGCAGATTTGTATTAGTATTTGGACCCCAAGCCATAAATTATGTTTGTCTTTCTACTAGGTTAATTTTGCTTAGTCTTGTGTAATGAGTATTAACAATCAAACTCCAAGACTTATCAGGATGACCACCCAAGAATTGTTCTTGAACTACGTTATCAATTTCATAATAACGTTCATTGTAAAGCACCAAATCGCCAATTTCTGGGAAATAGTTCGTGGTAATACAATCACGTTCTCTAAATCTGTAAACAATATCTTGTTTTCTATCAGGTCCATATCCTTGATTTTCTGTGTTAATGTCTTCACGTTGCACCAAACAACTCAAGTCTATACCAGAGTAAAAAACCTTACCCTTGTCACTACTGCTTTCACCGTAGATATTGGTATTGGTTTCATAAGCTGCAATTTTAAATACTTGTACAACGCATTCGATTATATCACCGATTAATTCAGAATTAACACTTCCCAAAAAATTTATATCTCTTGGAGAAAAGTATCTACCGGGAGAATAATTATTGTTATAAATACCCACATCTTTACGTGTAGATGTCCAGTATTGCTTAAAAGCTGGATTTTGTTTAGGGTATTGTGGTGATACAGGTGCTGCCATAAATTATCCTATATAAATGTGTAGTGGTACTCTAGAAAGCATCTTATTCATTTCTTCGCTTTCCTTACCTTTATTTTCCAATTGATTGACTCGCAAGGTTTTTTCCAACATATCTCTCAATTTATCAAGCAATGTGTCTTTTTCCTCCTTGGCTTCAGAACGTAACTCCGCACCGTCAAGAGTTACTTCGCCACCTGGAATTGGTACTGTACTATATTTTTGTAATATACGTCCCAATGTTTCTTTGCACAAAGCCAAGAAATATTTCTTGATCCACTGTTTGCCTGGTTGATTTATCTTACAATATGTACAGTATTCGTATGGTATATCACTTGGATCGCTAATGTATTCATAACGAGATCCACTATAAAAGTTGGTAATATCACGTTCACTTTCAACTATATAATCTATATAAACTTTGAAATTGTCGGTTGGAATTGGAAATATTCTCAACTTATTATTACCTAGAATTTCAAAACTATATGCGCTTTTACGAACCATATCATTAAACTCAATAGCTTGTACACGTTCCAAGTCTTCAAAGATCGGAGTCATTAAGAATTGTGTAGCAGGACTGTATGCGCTAAATCCCATTTCTGTTAGTACGTTACTATAACTCATACCAGTCATACTAAACGGATCATAAATACGAGCAATTGCTGGCGGTCTTTGGTGAAATACACGTTTAACTTCGATACGAGAGCCTGTCAAGTGTTCAATATCTTTACCAATCAATTGATTTAAGTCATAAACTTGTTGTGTGCTGCTTGGATTAACACTGCCACTGACAGTAATATAATTGCGTTTAACTTCATATTCGCCACCAACAAGTGCTTCTGCACCATATTGTTTGCTCAATTGAATTATAAAAGGCAATCCTGTACTTTTTACTCCTAGACCTGTTAAATTTTTGTATTGGTTTTGTGGTAATCCTTGTAAATTTACCATATTATTAACGATGTTGAATTCGTTAACTACACGGTTATATTCCAATACAGATTCTTCAAAACAGGCATAAAAATTAACATCGATCATTTCAATATCGACAATAGGATAACCCAAACGTTTTGCTGCCCACATAGCACTACTACTACAATCATTTTCAAAAGTAGTTTCGCCAGATCCTGTGTTACAACTTTCGCTTAAGTAATAACCAAATGGCACAGTGTTTTGAGTAACACTACTACCACTCCCAGGCCATCTTACCCTATCTTGATCTAAATTAGCACTCATTAATTATAAATATCTCTAGAGTGAGATAATACAACTAAATTAGTGAATTAGTAACCAAGTTCCTATTACATCTGCTCTATTTGCACTGTCATCGCCATCGCCTGGTTTAACAATAACATTCCATTTTGGCATAACTCCCACAGGAATACTCATCATTTCGTCGTAAGTAATAACACTATCTTCAGGTACGTTATACTTTAATGCCAACTTTTTCTTTAAAATATCAATAGCTGCTGGCGATTTATAAACCAACTTTTTAATTAATTTAGGTTGTTTGTTGGGTTTTTTTGGATCTGGTATAAAATCTGGATCGGGAATTTCCATTCTATCAACCAAATCAGCAAACATTTGTTTTGGTACTACCGTAGAATGTTTAGTGGTTTGTAGATTTATTTGTTTTTCTTGATCCGGTTTTGCACCAGCGCTAAAATTCATTTTGAAATTTACTGGCTTATCACCTTTAGCAACACTTGCCATCTTGGTATAAGCGTAGAAATCTACATCGGGAAACATTCTAGCAACATTATATGCTAAATTCAAATAATCTTCACTAAAGAAATCACCAGAATCGTGCCATCTGATTACTGTTTTGACTTTCTTCTTTTTATTTTTATCATATGCGGATTTAATTTCAGCTGCCAACATATTTCTATAACCTTCTGGGTCATTTAACAAAAAGTTAAGTTGTCTTGTTTGTGATGTGTTAACAGGCATATATTGTACATAACCGCCTTTTTTAGCATAACAATAAACTTTACACGCACCTGCGCCTGGACAAGTATTTATGATAACAAACTTTTGATTTTTTTCGTCATATCCAAGGCCTTGTAAAGCTGGCAATCCTATATTATAAAACTGAGTACTTTCTCCGCCACTGTGTGAGATTTTTTCATTTTGTTTTAAAATCTTATCAGGTCGTGTTGTAATATGGGTTTTTAACTTAGATAAATCAAACTTGCGTCCATTTGGATCTACGATTTGTATTTCTCTTGCAAGTTTCGGATGTACATATGGAAACTTAAATTTATCAGTTGGATCTTTTGTGGTAGTGTACTTTTGTTTGCCTTTTTTATCCAATTTAGGTAATCCAGTTTTTTTGTAAAAGTCAGGCTTACCGGCGGATCTATCCAAATATCCTTGTAGTGCATCAGAAGGCAATTCTGTGGTGCCAGCGCCTAACATATCAGCTTCGTCTAATTCGGTTTCAAATTCAGATTCTGGTCCTAATTCTTGTGCTACAAACGAATCAAGTGATTGAATAGCTGATGATGGCAATCCAATTCCTTCATACATTTTAGTTTCTGTTAATAAATCGATAAATTTCATACGTGTTTTGTTATTTTTACTTTTAAATTACCAGTGCCTTTTATTACACGGTGATATGTTTCTTTAGGTATAAATATTGTTTCTTTAAGTAATTGTGGTAGATTATTGTCCAATTGAAACTGCCAATCTATATTTTCTATAACTTCTATAGTTCTATCTTCTTTGTCTATATGCCATTCCAATTCGTGCGTATCTACATCAGTACTAAATTCTCTTATATACTGATTGTTACCCACGGATTTTTCTGTGAACGGCAAATCCATTACCAATACTTTCCTCGTCCTTTGTTACCAAGAGAACGCATTCTGTGACTACGGCAACTCCAGTATCCAGCGGTAGTTCTATCTTTCTTTTGACTACATCTATGTCTAGCTGCGAAACTCTTACGACGAGCCTTGTTACCAGCTCTACTTCTCATATTTGGATCACCAAATGTTACTTTTTTAACTTTGCCATTCTTGGATTTAACGTATACAGCATACTTTTTAGGGCCACCTGGAGTTCTAAATGGTCTACTTAAATGAACTGTGCGACCTCTATGTTTCAATTCCATCAATAAATCTTCTTCGTCTTCAATAGGCGCATCCAAATATACTTCTCTACCTTCAAATATAGCCTTTTTACCCAAATCACTTTCAACCAATTCAGCGTCAGCGTCACACAATTCTATTAAATTTTGAAAATACAAAGTACGAACTTCTTCGATTAAATCAAAATAAGACTCACTATAGGTTCTAAAAATGTTTTCGCTAAGTGAAATTTTATTGTCAATATGATAACGTAAGTAAGAACTCATCGCTGGTTCTATGTTCTTAGGATGTGCCATCGGACACAACGAGTCGTTCTCCATTAAGTCATTAAGTTTGATCATATTGATAAATATTAGTTTTATTATAAAAAATAATATTTATATTATATGAACTTTAAAAAACAACTGTTTTACACCATCGTAATTTTAATACTAACCGGTTGTATTTCTTCTGAAGTTAGACCGGCGAAGCAAGTTACAACTGCACAAGACGCTGTTGCTAAACAAGAAGCCAAAGTAGATAATACGATGGTGGAGTTGGAAAAAGTAGAAAAAGGCAAACGTGTACAAGCATCGTCTTTGTCTATAGGTATTCAACACTCTTTGAGTCAAGTAACAAACCCGTCAGTACAAGTAGATACTGCTAAATCACTCAATGAACGTGTAATTTCTATAGTTGGATCACCACACATAGATGAAATTAAACGTATAAAAGCTACCGTTGATTTATTAAACAGTCAAGTTGCCGAGGAAAGAAAGAAGGGCGATCAATTACTATCACAACGTGACGAAATCATAAACAAATTGCAAAAAGAAAAGTCTGCTTTGAAAGAAAAGTATGATGATGAATTATGGCAAATGACTGATAAAGCAAAAGAAATTGCAAAAGAAGCTGATCAAAGCAAGGCTACCCTTGATGCTATGAGTGGTATGTTTGGTCTTAACGCTGTATTTTGGGGTTTAAAGAAGTTCTTTGTTAGTGCAATGACCGCAATTATCATATTTGTTGTGGTATTTGTTATATTAAGAATATTAGCAACAGTACATCCAGCAGCTGGTGCAGCATTTAGTATATTTAATATGATTGGTTCTGGATTACTAAGTTTGGTAAAAGCATTAACTCCACATGCATTTGAATTGGCTAACTTCGCTTCAAAAGACAAAGTTGATGAATTCAAGTCTCCACTTGTTAAAATAGTTGATGTAATTCAAGAACTAAAAGAAAAACAAAAAGAATCTCCTGATAGAGTATATCCATTGACTGAAGTATTGAAAAGATTTGATAAAGAAATGGATAGTTCCGAAAAAGAATTGATTGATGATATTCTAAAAGAACAAAAGTGGATTAAATAAATTAATATTTATATTTATTATATAATTGTTTTGGATTGTTAACAAATGTTATGTGTTAATAAACTAAAGACGATTATGGATACAAATACAGCACACGTAATATCTCAACAGGTACTAGAATCAACCGCACAAGATATGACAGGCAAATATGTCTGGATGTTCGTAGCGGGATTAGTAATTCTAATGTTTAAATCAAGCATTGAAAAACTTGCCGCGGCACTGTTTATGTTTATTGGGTCCGATTACAAAGAAGATGATGTTGTATATATTGATGGCAAACCCGGCAGAATTGTTCGTGTGGGACTTACAAAAACTGTATTTTTCATATATGACGTAGTAGATGGTAAGGTTGTAGGCGGAAGTAAATTAGTTATCCAAAATGAAAGACTAGCTGGTCTAAACATAGAAAAACCACTACCTCAATTGGATTTAAGCCGTTTCAAAAAAGACTAATTTACTAATTAAACTATGGCTATTAACATTTTTACCCACATCAAACGTGGGTTATACGATAACGTCTACAACTGTATCGAAAAAGAAAAAGTAGATGTCAATCAAAGAGACGATGATACAGGCAATCCACCATTGGTTGTTGCTGTAGAAGAAAATCAAGTGGAAATCGTAAAACTACTGTTAAATCACGGTGCAGATCCCAACTGTAAAGATTGGACCAGTAAAAATACAGCACTGGATGTAGCTGAACAAAAAGGTTTTAAAAATATCGCAGAAATACTACAACAAAGAGGTGCAAAATACAGTAGCGGTAGTAGTTTCCATTTAGCCGCAAAAAATGGTGATATCGTTTCTATTGAAGAAATGTTAGACAAGGGATTTGATATCAATGAAGTTGACGCTGGCAAAGGTTGGACCGCACTACATTATGCAGTAAATTACGGACAAAAACACTTGGTTGAATATCTAATTGTAAGAGGAGCTGATGTTAACAAGAAAGATTTCTTGGGTAAAAATAATCCTATTGACGTACTATCCAATACCAATAGAGGTGATGTTGTTAAATTGTTGAATAAGTACGGTGCTAAATCCGCAGGAGGTGTTAGTATTCATTTCTGCGCAGAAACAGGAGATTTTGAAGGTGTACAATCGTTCTTTGATAAAGATGGTAAAATCAATGGCAGAGATGAAAAGAATGGATGGATGCCACTACATTATGCCGTTAACGCTAACGATGTTGATATGGTGGAATTTTTGGTACATTTGGGTGCGAATGTTAACGGTGCAGATTTCAAAGGTGAAATTGCTCCGTTGGATTTGGCATTTAAGACGGGTAATGTAGAAATGCAAACATATCTGCAATCCAAAGGTGCTCAAAGAAAAAAGAAACACGATATTGGTGGTGGTGGAAAAGATGTAAACATATACATCACAGATGAAGTTAAAAAGCAAATTGCATTGTTTGTTGAAAAACGTAATCGTGAAGAAGCTGCAATAAAGAAACACGAAGAAGAACAAGCATCAAAAGAACCAAAGAAAAAAGATGCACCAGCTAAGAAAATTAACTGGAAAGATTTCTTGAAACTTAAAGATATTCCAGTGGTAGAAAAGAAAGAAGAAAAGAAGGTAGAAGTTGTTAAACCCGTCAAACAAGTTGTCAAGAAAGTTGAACAAGTTGATGTAGAAGTCAAATCTGGTAGATTGCAATTGGACGTAGAACAAGAAGGTTATATATTCTTTATGGATATTGTTGCTTATAGTAAGAAAACAACAGATGAACAAAAGAAGGCTTGTAAAGATTTGGGTGCATTGGTTAAGTCTACAATGCAATACAAAACAGCTAATGCGCTTGAAAAGTTAATTATATTACCTACTGGTGACGGTATGGTATTGGGATTCTTTACTTATTTGGAAGATGCAATGAATTGTGCAGTTACTATAGCTAAAGCAGTAAAGGATAGACCAGATTTACAAATGAGAATGGGTGTACATTGTGGACCTGTAATACCAATGGAAGATATTAATGGCAATCTCAATATCAGTGGTGATGGTATCAACTATGCTCAAAGAGTAATGGATGCAGGTGAAAGCAATCATTTGTTGGTTAGTTCAGCAGTAATTTTAAAATATGATAGACCACCATATGTATTAGTAAATGACTTGGGGGATGTGGTTGTAAAACACGGTGTAGTTATGCATTTGTATAGTTTACACGGTAGTGATTTTGGTAACAAATCATTTCCATCTAGTAGAGTAAAGAAAGCAGAACCAACAACAAATAAACCAGTATGAGAACAATGCCTTTAGTAAGACAATATCATCCAAGTATTGTTAATACAGACTTGGATGTATACAAAATAAAGGATAGAGTTATGGCAGCTCCTATAAATAATCACCCTGATCCATTTCAAGTAATAGATAGACTTGGTATCAATAAGATTAATGCTACCAAAATTAGAACTGTAGTATATAATTCCAAAGGTCTTTTTTATATAATATAAATCTTGACAGTTAGAGTTATATGGTTATACTGAAATAATGTCGGAGTATTTTGACCCCACATTAATTTACATCAAAAGCATCAATAAGAATGTTGCAAAAACTCTTATTGAAAAGAATCATTATACACACAAGTGGTCTCTTTGTACTGTAGCTTATGGAGTATACTATAAAGAATATGTAGAGAGTACATTCTTTGGTGGTTTTAACGAACGATTAATAGGTGTATTAGTATATGGAAACGCCGTGGGTAGAAATGCTAGTACCAGTATCTCTTCACTACTTACTAATAACAATGTGTTAGAATTAACACGACTGTGGATTGCAGATGGTTATGGTAAAAATATAGAAAGTTATTGTATAGCTGAAAGCTTTAGATTATTAAATACTGAATATCCCCACATCAAATGTATTCTCAGTTATGCGGATAGTGAAGCTGGACACGCAGGCACAATCTATCAAGCAACTGGATTTCTATATCAAGGCGATAACTATGTAGATATCGCTATAATGCCTAACTATAGTGTTAGTTTAGTTGGTCCTTCTAACTATGATTGGATACACAGCAGAAGTGTATATTCAAGATGGAAAACACACAGCGTAGATAAACTAAAAGAACGTATTGGTAGAACATTCTGGCGCAAACGAGAAAGTGGTAAACATCGTTATATCAAGTTTATCAGTAACAAAATAGAAAATAAAAAGTTGACTAAATCTCTTAAACATAAAGTTCTACCTTACCCCAAAGATACTTCGTTCAAAGAAGAAGTACAAGAAATAATTGTAGATTCTACTAACGAATTTTTTGAATAATGCAAGAAAAAACCCCAACTTTCGTTGGGGTTTTTGAGTTATTTTATTTCTACTAAATATTATACGGTATCGAGATCACCGATAATAACTTTTCCATAGAACTCTGGGCGCACTACCTTCTTAGCGTAGCGGGTCATTACACCTCTACGTGGAGTGAAGTTCACTGGATCATAGACCAATGGAGTTTGGATTAGTGGGATATATGGAGCATATACAGCACCGGTTTCTAGGAAGTTGTTT